CAGAAGCTATAATAAATGAAAGTTTTAAAGTACAAGATCCATTAGATGGTAATCCAGAATCAATAATCATTAAATTACTGAGAGAAAAAATAGGTACAAGTAAAGAAATATATTCCGAACCATCAAGATTTAAGATAAGAATGATACCTGGTAATTTGAGAGTATTTGATATAATAGCAAAACTTATAAAGAAATCAGTATCCACTAAAACTACGTACAAATCAGTAGATCCATCAGGTAATCCAGGTAAATCAGAACAACAGATAAAAGGCAGTGCTGGTTTTTTCTTTTGGGAAACTAACAGAGGATATAATTGTTTTTCAGTTGATGCTTTATGTGATGTTTCCGAAAAACAAATATTTGCTGCACCAAGATTAAAATCACGATCATGGGGTCCTTATGTTGAAACAATAGCAAATATTGAGTCAACACAAGATTCAAGATTTAATATAATATCATTTAATTATAGTTCTGAAGTTGATATCATGTCATCATTAAGACTTGGTAAATATTCTACAAAAATGATATTTTTTAATCATAGCACTGGTGCATATGATGAGTATGTTTATAAAATTAAGACCAGTTATGATGATATGGCACATCTAGGAGAACAGTCTACAGTTTCTACAGTACCAATGACAGATCTTGACTTAGATAAAACAAATCCAGCTAGAGTTATGTCTGCTATATTGGATCCTGAGACATGGATTGACACTGCGGATGTAAGTGATCCTGATGTTAAGGATGTAGAAAAACCCACAGAATACGCAGATTGGACAAAATATTATGCTGCACAGTCAGTTGCTAGATATGATTTACTTAGAAATCAAGAAGGAACATTGAAAATTCCCTGTAATCCTCTTATTTGTGCAGGAGATAAAATTGATTTACGTTTTCAAAGTAAATTATCAGATGCAATACAAGCAGCTACAAAAAGACCATATGACACAGAGTCTAGTGGGATTTATCTTGTCAAAGAGGTCACACATACGTTCAACTTTGTTAACTCAGGGACTACAGGAAATGGATTTACTACGATGAGATTATTCAGAGATTCATATGGATCTGATCTAGAACCATCAAAATATGGAGAATAAATAGTAATGTGCATACTGTACGGAGGTAAATACAATGAAATCAATTGAAGATCATATCAAAAAGGACAAAGAAATCCTTGCTGATCCAAAAACATCAGAACCCATGCGTCATCATATTGAAGATGAATTGCATGATTTAGAAGAGTATGTAGAACATCACAAAAAAGAGATAGATGCAGGAGATCATCACGACCCTAATGTATTAGAGGTATTCTGTGATGTACACCCTGATGAACCTGAGTGCCTAGTATATGACGATTAAAAATGAATGATGAAGCATTATCACGATTAATTCCTAGTCATAGAATAGGTAATGATGGATTATCTTGGTGGGTAGGTCAAATAGAGGAAACTGCGTCAGACACCGAAGGAAAAGGTGGTTGGCGATATAAGGTTGCGATTATAGGAGAGCACCCTAAAGAAAAAGACTTGGTAGAGACAAAAAAACTACCATGGGCAACTACAATACTCCCCGCCACAACACCCTATATGCCTGGTAATATTGCAGGAGCATCTTCTCAATTAATACCAGGATGTTGGGTGATTGGTTTTTACTTAGATAATGATAAAACAAAACCTATTATTATGGGTTCTCTCGGACAAGTGCCTGGTGCTACTACTATCAAGGATGAGGTAGATCCAAGTCAAATTGATTCTAGATTTAAAACAGGAACAAGACTTGAAGCTAAATTTGCTGTAGATCCTGATAAAGATGGAGATGACAACAAAACTGAAACAAGAGATTTAGTTGGTGTTTTAACTGATGGTACAAAAAATGGTAACGGTGAATTTAGAGTAGATCTTGGTAATAAAATTGAAGTTATAAGTCAAGAAGATTGGTGTGTAGAAACTGCCAAGAAGTGTAAGGAGAGAAAACTTAAAGATAAAATGAACAATGTTATTGGTGAAATGCTCTTTCAGATACAAAACAATAACGGTAATATTGGCACATATTATGTTGACAAATATACTGGAGGACTTTATAGTTCTACAGGAAAAGCGAGGATGTATGTAAATAAGGCAATTCAAATAATAAGAGATTTTTTGGCAGGAGTCAAAGGATACATAACAAAATTAATTGGAGATGCAGTTGACAAATTAGTAAAGGCAATAGTTAGACCTAATGAAAGTGGTAACGTATTAACTCCTGTAACTACTTGGTTTAATAAAATTCTCAAAGATCTTGGATGTAAGATAGAAGATATTGGACTTAGACTTGCTGAGTGGTTAACAAATCTTCTAATGAGTTATCTTAATCAGATATATCGTAATGCAATCTGTCATGTAGATGAGTTTGTAAACGGTATAATCTCTAAAATATATCAGTTAATGAATGAATTACTTAATTCTATCTTAGGTCCTCTACAAGATATCCTAGGTGCTATCGCTGCTCCATTTAATATGATTGGAAAAGCGATTAACTATATTTTAAATCTTTTAGGAATTAGTTGCTCAGGAACTGATCAGTCATGTTCAAAAGTTAAAGAAGTTTGCACAACTGGTGAAAAGAACCAAGATGATGATGAAAATTTCTTAGACCGATTACTGGAAAATATTGATAATTTGTTTGGTGACACACCAAGAGATTATACACAGTATACTTGTGACGAAGCTTTTACTGGAAAACCATTAACAGTAACAACAGTTGGATTTGTAGGAGGAGTTCCTTTACCACCAACTGACACTACAAAAGAACCTAAAATTGTATATGATATAAACGATATACAGGTAGAAGAAGGAAGTGTTGCTAAATTTACTATTACTAGAACTGGTTTTACTAGCGTAGCATCTTCTGTTAAAATAAAAACATTAGCAAATCAAGGAAATGCTACTTCTGGTGTAGATTATCTTGCTGTAGATGATATTTTAGGATTTGGTCCTAATGAAACTGAAAAAACTATTGATGTTCAAACTTTAGTTGATACTGTTAGTGATGATAATGAAACTTTCTATATTAAAATGACATTAAACTCTCCAGAGGGCAATGATATAAAAACAATATTTAAGAAAAACATAGGTGCTTGCACTATAGTTGAGAGAAATTTAAAAGAACCATACGATCCATTTAGACCAGAAGATGTAGATCCATTTGAACCTATTGATGATACACCTCCATCAGAATTTCCATCAGGAGATGGTACTACAGATACAAATCCAACATTTAGTGTGGTTGCAAATAGAACAACAGTTCCAGAAGGAGAGTTTATCATATACACAGTTACAACAACAAATATTGTAAATGGATCTATATTGTACTATACCTTAACAGGTGATGGCATAACACCATCAGATATTGTTGGTAATAAATTAAATGGTGAATTTGTAATTCAAGATAACACAGCAAAAATTACTGTAGGTATTAGTGATGATAAAGAAGTTGAAGATGAGGAGACATTAACCTTTACACTTAATGGAAATGGTGCATCTGTAGATGTTCTTATTATTACTGATACTGATCAGAGTTTAGGTGATTCTGATGAGGGTGTTGGTGATGACCCATCAACTGTATTTGAAGACTTTAAGACACCAACTGTAAACACTAGAAATATTATAACTGATGATAGTGGAGGAATTATTGAAATTCCTGTAGATAATACTGGAGACGCATGGGCAGAACCTCCTATTGTGTTCATTAGTGGTGAGGGAGTTGGTGCTACTGCGACAGCATTGTTAGATGGTAATGGATTTGTAACAGAAATTAGAGTTAAGTCATCAGGTTTTGGTTATAAGAAAAATCTTGCATCAGATAATGATGTTAGATGTATTATTGATGCCTTCAGTATTCTCAGCACTGGTAGAGGATATACAAGTGCTCCAACAATTCTTGTAGATGGGCAAGAAGGTCGTGCAGAGGCAATAGTTAAAGATGGATTACTAGCACAGGTACGTGTATTAGATAGAACTACGACATATGCTAAGTTTCCTGCTATTACTATACTTGGTGGTGGTGGTTCTGGTGCTAGATTAATACCATCACTAGCATGTCTAGACACAACTGCCCTTGCAGCAGTCGGATCTACTAAAATTGGTACTGGTCGTTACGTTGATTGCCCATAATGTCTTTAACCTTTCCCGCACAAGAGTATCCAACAGGGATTTTTCAACAAACAACTCCAGATGAAACTCAGGAGTTGACGGATTCTCCTACCTTTACAACTCTTTTAAAAGGATGGAGAACTAGATCAGAGATATATGAAAGAATGTTTCCAGATGGAGAGACAGGGACTTTAAGAATTGATGGACCTAGAAGAGGTGGTTGTTTTCAAACATTTAAAAGTGATGGTGGTATTAGAATACGTACAGGTCCTCTAGATACAGAGGTTGCTGGTTCTGCTGTACTTGGTCTTTATTCAGAGGGTGGTACAGTTCAGAAACATTTGTCTTGTTCTTATTATGAGTACAATATTGGTGGAGAAGAAAATGATAAACAGGCATTAAATATTTTAGCGTATGGTGATGTTGTAGAAAATTGTGAGGGTGGTACACGTTATATAAAAGCAACAAAAATTTTAATACAAGCAACAGATCAATTAGAAATTGAAGGACAGAATATAAAAATTGCAGCAGAAGGAGAACTTCAAATGCAGGGTGCTAGTATTATAACTGCAACTGTTAATGATAAGGAGATTGTAACAGGTCAAAAGATGACTTTTGGTGCTGGTGAAGATACCAAAATGCAATTTGATCCTCGTGCACAAGTCAATATAATTTCACCTGGTAATATAAATCATAAAGTTTTGGGTGATTATAAATTAACCAGTCTTGGTTGTGTAAGTTTGTTTGGTGTTGGTGGTGTTGGCACATTAGTTAAGAATAGATCAGTAGGAATGAGTTTGAGTACCAGAACACAATTTGCTGCTGGAGGTACTGCAGCAACTGATATAATATCATCAGGATTTACCACAGTAAAAGGTACAGGTGGAGTTGAAGTATTCACACCAGCAATGCTCGACTTGTCAGGCACAGCCTCCACTATGATCACTTCTGATGGTGTCATGGATATCGCTGGAACAACCGTAAATATAGATGGTTCAGCAGCAGTTAAGATAACTGGTGCCTTAATATACTTAAATTAAAACACTTGACAGAATAAGTGTAGCATGCTACACTATATACTATTACAAAGGACTCGAAAGATCGTAACCCTGCGTAGAAACACCACCCTTGTCGGGAGTGGTATCATCCGCAGGATTTTTTTCTTGCGAGACACTAAAAACAAAAATGATCAAATCAACAATCGCAGCACTTGCTGCAACCCCTCTTCTTTTCTCTGGTGCTGCGTTTGCAGGTCCTTACGTTAACGTTGAAGCAAGTGGTTCATATCCAGATGGTGCTTATTCATCAGGAACATGGGAATTCCAACTTGGATACGAAGGTACAACACCTAATGGAATTGACTGGTATGTATCAGGTGGTCCTACAACAACTCACACAGAAGCTGATGACAAGTTCGGCGACACTGAGTTAATTGGATACATCGGTGGCGGAAAGGCAATCAACGACAGCGTAGGAGTATACGGTGAACTATCAGGTGCTACTAACGTAGATGACGTAGACTGGTCTGGAAAGGCAGGAGTTAAGTACACATTCTAACTTTATAATA